CCGCACTACTCTGCCCTTCTGCTCAGACGGACTTATGCTGATTTGAGTTTGCCCGGTGCCCTCATGGACATTGCACAGCACTGGCTCACCAGAACACCCGCAAAGTGGAATGAGCTTGAGAAGAGTTGGCATTTCCCTTCAGGGGCCAGCCTGACGTTTGGTTATTTGAGTGGCGAGTCAGATAAGTATCGCTATCAATCAGCCCAATTCCAGTTCATAGGCTTTGATGAACTAACGCAGTTCCAGGAGAGTGATTATCGGTATCTGTTCAGCCGTCTCCGCCGTCTTGAGGGTTCTGATATTCCCATCCGCATGAGGACAGCATCCAACCCGGGGAATATCGGCCATGAATGGGTCAAACAACGCTTCATGGTGGAGCATAACAGCGAGCGTGTCTTCCTATCAGCAAAGCTGGACGATAACCCGTTCATTGACCGCCAGGAGTATGTCCAAAGCCTCATGGAGCTTGACCCTGTAACACGGGAGCAGCTACTCCGCGGCGACTGGACAGCAAGGGCGGAAGGAAACAAGTTTCGCAGGGAATGGTTTGAAATCGTAGACCAAGCGCCTCCAGATTGCACCAAAGTGAGGTTTTGGGACTTAGCGGCCACTGAACCCAAGCCGGGGAAAGACCCGGACTGGACGGCAGGGTGCCTCATGGGCAAATCGCCCAACAATGTCCTCTATATCATCAACATGGCACGCATGAGGGGCACGCCGAATGCCGTGGAATCACTGGTCAAGCAGACGGCGGAGCTGGACGGGCGCAACGTCGCCGTCAGAATGGAGCAAGAACCCGGCGCAAGTGGAGTGAAAGCCATAGACGATTATCAGCGGCGCGTGCTCATGGGCTGGGACTTCAGGGGTGTCAGAAGCACTGGTGCCAAAGAGGTCAGGGCGAATCCTCTGGCGTCACAGGCCCAGGCGGGGAATATCAAGCTGGTTCGGGGTGCATGGATTAACGCCTTCCTGGACGAAGCGGAGCTATTCCCCAACGGGCCACATGATGACATGGTAGACGCTGCCTCCGGGGCATTGGCTGAACTGTCCACTCCTGAAGTGAGAATAAGCTGGATTTCTTGGGGAGAAGATGAAAACGAATGATGAAAAGGAGACGCATGACAAAAACACAGACACTTGAAAAGCCAAAGGGACCGACACTTGAAGAGATGGTGATGCAAACATCCTATCAAGAACGTGACAACGCAATGGCCGAGGTGCGAGCTGGCATTGAGCGGATTTTGCACCCAAGGGCAACTTCTGCCCATGGGGGGATGGCGCACTTTCTACCCATACCTTCTCCGCCTCTTACCAGCATCAGCAGAAGTGGACGCCCGGAACCAGCCGAAGAGAAGGAACGGGCAAAGTTTCAGGCTGCCATGGCTGAAGTCGCCACGAGGGAAAGGGAACTGGACACCCTGGCCCAGAAGGCAAACCACACTTTTTCAACGCTGCATGAATGGGCGGTGTCTCTCGGTAAGACTGAGGATAGATTGCTCATCTCAGTTCTGGATGAGATAGACAGCCCGGAAGTTGAGGCATACGTGCGACAGCATCAGCGATTTCTGAGAACCTGTCGGCGTTGGGCAGATAGACTCGCATTTTGAGGAGATGATATGGACAAAAGTATGCAGACTAGACGTATTCGTACAGCGCCCGTTGGCAGCACTCCGAGCCTCATGGATGAGGTCAAAACATACGAGCGCCGATTGCAGAGGCGGAGCAGTAGATTGAACAACGAAGTCTCGGATGCCTGGATAGAAGGCAAGACAGCCAAGAGCACCGCCGGGAAGGTGGTGGCAGGCGTCCGTCAGGCTTTCAAGGAAATCCAACTCGATAGCGTAGCCGGGGAGCTGAAGCTCGGTCATTACCTTTCCAAGAAACTGAAACTGGCAGCCGAGGCCGGTATCCTGGACCCTGGCATGGACGTGGAACTCGCCATGCTCCGAGCGATTATGCAAAGGCTGGGCTAGTGTTGATGATGGCCGGGTTGTAGGTTATCCCGGCTGTCTGAGAGAAGTGGCCGGGAGTGGAAAGCCCTCCCACTCTTGGCCCCTCTCATCGCTTCAGGGCTTCACCAGAGGCCACAGGACGCACGTTTCAGTATGGGGCGGTGTGTTCTATGCCGTGGCTGATTCTGCACAATTGCGCCGATGGATTCAGCTAGTCACGGGGAAATGGAGGAGTCGAGGGCCTTCTAGACCTCGAAATCCTCAGATGTCGAGACGTCTTGATAACCTATAAGGTGGGGCATATTGCCGTGAATACCCCTGCTCTTGGTACATATGAGATAGGTGCGAAGGGTGGGGGATTCGAAGATCGCTGCTACCACTTCTTCGCGGTCAAGTCGGATGGTTTCGCCAACTTCGGCTTCATGTCTCATCCTCTTGAGGGTAAACGCGATCCGGAATACCCTGCGATCGGATACATCACACGGAACCGCCTTCTGAACGGCAGTCTTGATATTCTGGTACATCTCCTCAGCTTGCTTGGAGTCCTGAATGGCAGGCATGAAGAACTTCATTTGAGAACATTGTACCATATGCCATAAAGAGAGGGGGCCTTTCGCAGCACCCCCCGTTTGACAGCCCCGGATGGTTCGCCTAGACTCTCATTGGGTCACAGCCTCTTCTTTTCAACGAATCCCTCCAAGATTAGGCGAAATATCTGGCTGTGGCCCTTCTGTTTGTCCGTTCGATGACAGCGATGTCATCAGCCGGCGTTGTCTCCACGCTCAGCCCCCACATGAAAAGTTGGCGTTATTTTGGCGTTAAATGGTTTGGGACAGGTGGGGATAGGTGGGCAGTCTGAGCACAAACTCAATAATGCAAAATGTCAAGTTCAAACGTGAAGTGATACGTTATGACAACTGTGAGAGGATTACGAAACCGCTGCTCTACCGCTGAGCTACGCTGGCTTGCTGGCACATATTATACCAACGGGAACTGCCTTCGACCAGCCATGATGGTATAATTGAGGCCGCATGGCTGCAGATATCACAGTTGGTGCGGCTGTAAGTTGACATAAGGCAGGGAGTTCTCTGAACGTGTAGGGCTACACAATCATAACACAGATATCGGCCAGCTTCTCATTCGGAATCAAGCTCAAGGAGGCGTAGTTCATGAAATACCAGACCATCAAGTTAGACTACACTGACGCCATAGCCACCATCACCCTCAACTCGCCCGAGAAGCTCAACTCATTGAGCTGGAAAATGATGCGTGAGATCACCCGTGCCTGCGACGAGATCGAGCGGGGCGGCAAGGCCAGAGTCATCGTCTTCACCGGGGCTGGGCGAGCCTTCTGCGCCGGAGCCGACCTGGACGACCTCCAGAAGACCGTAGCACTCAAGCCGGCGCAGCGGGAGCCGAACCTCAAGGCCTGGTTCAACTTGATCTGGAGGATAAGGAATATAGAGTTGCCTACTATTGCCGCTGTTCATGGAGCGGCCTTGGGCGGCGGATTTGCTCTGGCTATTGCCTGTGACATTCGAATTGCCTCCGACGACGCCAAAACAGGAGCCGTATTTGTTCAGCGGGGGGCCAGCTCTGCCGATATGGGTATGAGCTGGATACTCCCCCGAATAGTCGGAGCCGGATGGGCGGCTGAACTCATGTTCACCGGCGATATCATCGACGCTGCCAAAGGGGAGCGCATCGGCCTCTTCAATCGCGTGGTTCCCCTCGATCAGTTGATATCGTCGGCTATGGAGCTGGCAGGCAAGCTGGCGGCCGGCCCGCCGTTGGGCCTGAAGTTCACCAAGCGGGCCCTGAATCGCTCGGTGTGGGAGGGCCTGCAGAGTCAGCTCGAATATGAGTCCGCTACCCAGACCCTTACCTTCCTCTCGGAGGATTTCCAGGAGGGAGTGAAATCCTTCTTTGAAAAGAGGAAGCCTGTTTTCAGGGGACGTTAACGGTGAAGGAGCGAGCCGACTACAGCGGGGAATTCGATCCGAACCTCAGGTTCCAGGATTTCTCCAAAGAGACCCTCATCAAGCTGCTGGGAGTCTATGCCAAGCTGTACCAGACTGTGGATGGCTTCTGGTATACGTCCGTGAAGGAAAGGATCAGCAATGAGGAGGCCCTGGCTTGCGATTTCTGGGTTTGGCAGAGGCAGACTCCCTACGAGATGGCCCGCTTGTGCTAGATACTGAAGATCGAGAGGGGTGGCGTTATCGGCGTCAT